GTATTTGATTGTTGCGTTAAAGTTTGTGTATTTCAGTGGCGTGAACCTGAGAGGAGTGTTTCCAACAATGGCGTTATAATTTATGCTTTCTAAGTTGAAATTTGCGGCTCTATTGTTGTCGTTTCCAACAATGGCGTTGCTTTCTGAGTTGGATTTTGCGGCTCTATTGTTAACGTTGTTGTTGTTGTTGGAACCGAAGCTGCTGACGCTGTAGTTGGAACCGCTGTTGTTGCCATTTCCTCGTTGCACCTGTACACCAGAATTGTTCACGAATTCTCTGAGACGATTTTGGCTCATTAATATAATGTGAGATATTTTATTCAAAAACAGCTTCTTCCTGAATGACATCTACTCCGCGAATAAACTTTTGGTTGTTGTACATACGACCTCTGTAGGTGAGTGACTCGGTTGACACCGTGATGTCCCTCTGAGAAAACGCACCCGCGTAGCTGTCCTCGTTAAACTTGGGTTTCCCAAGGTTATTCATGGCGCAATGCTGATTAAACGCAGCCAAGAAGACACTTTGAGGAATGTACAAGTCTTTTCCAAATTCCACACTGCTGTCCTCCAGAAAGTGATGAATTGTTGAGGTCATCTTCGCGACTTCCTTTTGGACAGATTTGAAATACTCTGGGACAACATTCCAGATGTCTTTGTCTGAAAATTTACTGGCATAGTCGAGATAGGCTCTGATACACTTTAATAGGATGGCTGGGAGTTCCATCTCAAGTTTCTGGTCAAGATGGGGGTCTGCATCTTGAACCTGTCTTTTAAAGTTCCACGGGAGGATGCGACGAAGAACGGACCCAGAGTTGTCTTTCCACGACGGGACCTCGTTCCCACCCAGACATCCTGGGGTGGTCCACTGGGTGCTCACCGCGTTCTGATGTTTGACGGCGATGGAAACATCTTCGCCTGAAACCAGCGACTGGAACTCGGCTTGTTCCAGGGACAGGTCCCCTTTCACCTCTGGGGCGATAAACATAAATGCATCATAGATGGATGACAGACCAAACTTCTTTTCAATATTATTCGAAAGAGTTCGTACATCATTACTTTCGTAAAATTTACGAAACACCTTCGTAATTATTGTAGATTTCCCCGAACGCGCTATACCTTTGAAAAAGGGGATGACCTGCCAACCGTCCAACTCACCCACATCAAAACACAAGCGACCACCCATGACATACGCCCAGCGCGCCACATCTTCATCAAATCTCTGGTAGTCAAGAACACACTGCATGTGTGGTGTTGGGATGTCCCACCAGTCATCTACATAGCTGTAATCATCAAAAAACTGGTCAAAGAATTTACACGACACAAGGGTTGGGTCCAAACACTTGAACTCTTTGGACTCATAGGGGTAGAAACGACACGTGTACCGTCCTTCCTTTGGCTGCCACTCTTTCCCAACGAAGACTCCATTTTTAAAACTCCAAACGTGCCTGTCCTTAGTTATCTCAGGAAACTGACTATCAATACAGTTGGAAAGGTGATTGATAACTTCTCGGGCCGTGTTCCCACGAGACGTCAAATCTTTCCACACATCAAAGTTCACCTCTTTTTCTGCGAGTTCATAGACAAATTCTGGAATAGTACACACCTTTTTCCACGAACGTGTGTACGACCCTTCAGAGATGCGTTGGACATAGCACTCCCCTTTATACCGACGCATCTGCTTTTTATAGGTTTCATCGAGACAGGCCACGATAGCTCTTTGAAATGGGGTCATCTCTCCCAGACGTGTCTCATCCATAGGGGTGGCGTCGAAATACTCAGGGTCCGCATTCATTTTATCAGGGGCTTGTCGGGGGTTGGTAATTCTCTGTAATGTGTTCATGTGAAGCCTAACATTTTTAAACGCTTCAGACACCTGTTTAATTAGACGACACACCCTTTCTGATGTGGTGAGATTTATATCATCACTTTCCACATAATCTGCCATATCTAAAGCCTTTACGCGCGAACCAATATTCTTCAGGACACGAATTTCCCTCTCTCTTTTACCATCAATCGCTTTAATATCAACGCTTTTAGGAAACCCTCCCTCTCTTTCGGACGGATCGAAAAATTGGTCGTATCCCAGGCGAACACACTTGTGAATGTCGCTCTGTGCCGATACGAGGTACCAGTTTTCTTCCATCAGCCCAAGGATGCGGAGGATTTGTTCACTCGTGAGCGTCAACACCTGATTTCTCAGTTGTTCCATCTCAGAAGCATGAGTGTCGGGTTCCCTCTCTATATAATGGGTTGTCATGGTATATGGTCTGAATAAATAATGCGGAGAATTTTTAAGTGAGTTTGCTCAAAATCTTAATGAGGATTTTATTTTGCATCTCAAGTTGGGCACCGATGTGCACCAGGGCGCTGCACACCGTGTCCCCGTCTGGTGTTGCGAGGACCGCGGACAAAAGTTCTTCAGTGCCGTTCAGGCCAACATCCATCATGTCGTCCTCATCAAAAACAATGTCGTCCTCGTCCTCGTCATCGATGGTGGTAAGTTCTTCTTCCTCCTCGGTGGAGTAGTCCTCCTCCTCTTCAGCAGGCGGGTGCGGGGCAATTTCACCTTCTTCAAGGGTCTTCTGGGTCGTCATGAGAGTATGCTGTAGCAGGAGAAAAGATGATGCGCCTTTTACCGCATCACCAGGGCAAAATTATTTTCTCTGCCTATAGTACAAAACACTCTCACAATGGCCGGCGGTCTTATGCAGCTCGTCGCGTACGGATCTCAGGATATCTACTTGACTGCGAACCCGAAGGTTACTTTCTTCCAAGCCGTCTACAAGCGTCACAGCAACTTCGCTTCTGAAGTCATCGAGCAAACTGTCAACGGTACTGCTGCTGACAATGGTCGTGTCTCGATCACGATCGCCCGCAATGGTGATTTGGTCCAAGAAATGTACCTTGAAATGAAGGCCAAGTCTGGTCTTAGCTCCTCCACGAAGGGTGCTTCTGCCATCTTCGCCGCGGAACGTGCCGTCAAGGACATCGAAATCTCCATCGGTGGTCAGCGCATCGACCGCCACTTCCAAAAGTGGTGGCGTTTGTACGACAACCTCTACCACACCGAAGCCAAGAAGGCTGACTACGCCAAGATGACATCCAACACCCAAAACGGTGCCATCTACTTGCCGCTCATCTTCTGGTTTAACCGTCACCCGGGTCTTTCGCTCCCGTTGATCAGTTTGCAATACCACGAAGCCCGCATCGACGTCGATTTGTCTTCCGAGTTCTCCCACTACACCGATGGCTCCACTTTCAAGTGCTGGGCCAACTATCACTTCTTGGACACGGAAGAACGCCGTCGCTTTGCGCAAAAGTCGCACGAATACCTCATTGAACAAGTGCAACACACTGGCGTTGACACCGTTGAAGCTGGCAACACGAAGCAAGTGCGTCTTAGCTTCAACCACCCCGTAAAGGAATTGGTCTTTGGATTTAACAACGGCTCCGTCTCCAACGCGTCCTTGTGGAACTTCACCTCCAACTTGACCCAAGAAGGTGTTGTTCTCGAATCCGACATGCGCGCTGCTGGTGCCGTCTCGAACGTGTTCGTCCCGGTCACGTACGCGACTGGTGCCCCGCTCGTCGCTGTCGGCGAAGGCTACTCCGAATCCACGGTGTGCGAAGATGGTGCGGTCTCTGCGACGCGCGCTGTTGGTCCGCTCGAAGAGTTCAAGCTCATCCTCAACGGTCAAGATCGCATGAAGGCGCAAGGTGGTAAGTACTTCAACCAAGTGCAACCGTACAGCTACCACTCTGGCTCCCCGATGCCGGGTGTGTACTCGTACTCGTTCGCGCTCCGTCCGGAAGAACACCAACCGTCCGGTACGTGCAACTTCTCGCGCATTGATAACGCGCAAGTGTCTGTCAAGCTCAAGAGCTCTGCGTCCTCGTCCACGTCGATGCACCTTTTCGCGACGAACTACAACGTTCTCCGCGTGCAATCTGGTATGGGCGGCCTTAGCTTCAGCTCTTAAGAAGAGATGAGAACAGGGCCAAAAAGCAGGCGTTAAAAGCGTTTGTCCTGCTAGTCTGTAATGTGCAGGCGAGACAACCTGGTTGCGGGAAGTTCCTTAGAGCTCTAACTACCACCCTCACTTGGAAACTCGTGAGGGGAACTCGGTTAATGACCGAACCCAATGGTAAAAACGTTAGAGATTGGATAATCCGCAGGCGAGAACCTAAATTCGCTATGACAATGAACATGGTTCCGTTTCAACGATCGCTAAGGTGTCGGTGTCAAATGAAGGATTAGTCATCCCGATGATGCTTAAGGTACGATCTGGCCCACTGGGAAACCTTTGGGATTAACCGTGCTTTCTCCAACTAAGTAAGAGATGCGTGGCTACAATAATAATTAATAACTTAAATATTAAGATACATAACTATGTTAATATTTAATGAAGACGTGTACGACGTGCAACGTGAACAAAGAACTCGGTGAATTTGGCAAACATAAAGACATGTGTGATGGACATCTAAATCAATGCAAATCGTGTCGAGCGGAATACATGAAAAACTATTCTTCGCGAAACGCTGACACTATTTCATCACGTCATAGGTCATATTATGAAAAAAATAATGAACGTATAAAAGCGCGTGTACGGAACCACTGGCGTGAAAATGCAATTTCTATAAATGAAAAAAGACGCGAACGATATAAGACTGACGAAGAACATCGCACTAAAGTTTTAAAACAATGTTCAGATTCAAATAGAAAATGTAGACCTATTAGACGTAGAAAGAATAGAGAAGAAAAAACTGCCGCGTACTATCTAGAACTTTGCAGAAAACGTATGTGGCACGCGTTTAATGGTCGTGGCAGAGAATGCAAAAGTAAACAACTCTTAGGATGTGACAGTGAGACGTTGAGAAAACATTTAGAAAGTACCAAACTCCCTGAAAAGGATTACACGAATGCTCATATCGACCACATAATACCATGTGCGGCATTCGATATGAGTAATGTTGAACAGCAAAAGGAATGTTTTCATTATACAAATCTTCAACTTTTACCGGCAGAAGAAAATTTAAGAAAATCATCCCACTTTTGATTAATCTTAATTTTTTATTATTCATCTCCCTCCACGAGGATTCTCTGCTCATCTTCACCCAATCCGTGGTCCATGTATAATTTACCAGTGTCCGTGAGAACTAAGACATGT